GACAAGGGCCATGAAGATGGCGCACAGGTCAGCCTGTGGCACCTCAGGGGTAGCCACTCCATTGTGCAGCTGTCTGACATCGTGGTCGCCCTTGAACGGAACCTGAGTGCTGGCGACAACATGGCCAACATTCGAGTTCTTAAGAATCGCTTCAATGGACAGACCGGCCCTGCTGGTGCTATTGTGTTTGATAAGGGGACAGGTCGCATGATCGAAGACCTTACCACTGCTTTTGATTCAAAGTCCTCCAAATCCTCGAACGATGACTACACTGATTTCTAAGGACACACATGATCTTTGTTCCTGCGGTTCTACTTCCTTCTTCTATTCAGAGATGGATATTGCTGGCTTTTTCTGTACTGAGTGTGGTAAGCCTGATGTCCTCACGCAAAGGGCACTGGACGCAGAAGAAGGTGAGCAGTGGTGATGCGTCTTCTGTTTGACATTGAAACAAACGGACTACCACGTCAAGGATTAAGTCACGTACATTGTATCGTGGCAAAGGATCTGGATACTGGTGAGGTATTCCGTTACAACGACACGGGAGGCCGTGAGTCCGTAACTACTGGGGTCAACATCCTGGCAGAGGCCGATCTCCTTGTTGGTCACAACATTGCTGGATTCGATATTCCGGTGCTTCAAGGAATCTATCCATTCTTTGAACCAAGGGGTAAGGTCCTAGACACGTTGATCCTAAGCAGGATGTTCTTTCCGGACATTCTTTCAAGGGACTTTCGTAAAAGGCCCATCGGAATGCCCAGTAAGCTTTTCGGTAGGCACTCTCTTGAATCTTGGGGCTATCGCCTTGGTGATTACAAGGGACAGTTTGCTAAGACGACTGACTGGTCGGAGTGGTCTATTGAAATGGAAGACTACTGCGAACAGGATGTTCACGTTGGCATGACTTTGTTCGAGCTGTTCTCGCCAAAGCTGAGCAAGTTCGAAGATTCCATCCAACTTGAGCATGATGTGGCAGCCATTATGGCCAAGCAGGAAGCCTCTGGATGGCCATTTGATGTCCGTAAGGCACAGCAGTTAGAGTCCGTTCTCAGAACAGAAATGGATCAACTGGCTGATCAAATGAGGGCAGCCTTTCCGTATGTGGATGGTGGTCAGATGACCCCTAAGCGTCCCAACGCAACACGTGGATACATCAAGGATGCTTCCTTCACCAAACTCAAGGAGTTCAATCCCACAAGCCGCGACCACATCGGTTGGGCCTTCATGACCTGGAGGAATTGGCAGCCTGAGGTATTCACCGACACCGGACGACCCAAGATTGATGAAGGCATACTCCAATCCATCGGAACAATGGAGGCCAATACATTTGGACGAATCCTAGAACTCCAAAAGGCTCTGGGTCAACTATCAGATGGTGCTAATGCTTGGCTAAAGACTGTCACCAGGGAAGGGCGTATCCATCATACGTGCCAATTGGCCACGAACACAGGACGGAATGCCCACAGTCGTCCTAACCTTGGTCAGACTTCCTCTGATCCTCGGTGTCGTGAACTGTTTGGTCCTGGCGAAGGTATGCGTCAGGTTGGGGCTGATGCTTCTGGACTTGAGCTGCGTATGCTTGGCCACTATCTTGCTTTTTATGATGGAGGTGCCTTCGCAGATGTTGTTGTCAATGGAGACATTCATCAACAAAATGCTGATCGGGTTGGTTGCTCCAGAAAGGACGTTAAGACCCTGACCTATGCCTTCATCTACGGAGCATCGGATAAGAAGATCGGAACTTCCCTAGACAAGTCCCTTGACGACAAGAAAGCCGTTGCTCTTGGTAAGGACATTCGTAAGAAGTTCCTTGAGGCTATTCCTGGCCTTGATCAACTACTCAAGGCGGTCAACAAACGAGCAGAGTCCGATGTTCTCAAAGGGTTGGATGGCCGCCCCATCCGCCTCCAAGGAAAGAAGCACGCTGCCCTTAACTACCTCCTTCAATCCGCAGGAGCCATTGTTTGCAAAAGGTGGAATGTCATTTCATTCAATCAATTCCAACAACTGGGGTATGCCTGGGATGTGGACTTCCAATGGCTTGGTTGGATTCACGACGAAATTCAACTTGCTGTAAAACCAAACCTCGTTAATGATGCCAAGTTCCAACTCGAATGGGCGATCGTCCAAGCCGGAGAATACTACAACCTCAGAGTACCCCTCGCGGCAGAAGCAAAAGAAGGAGCTTCGTGGGCAGACTGTCACTGATACACATCTCCGTGTTGATGCCGACTTCTTTGCCTATCGCGCCTGTCAATCTGCTGAAACGGAACTTGACTGGGGTGATGATCTGATAACGATCGCCAGCAACTTTAAGGTTGTCTTAGAAATCTTTGAGGGAGAACTCCAACTCCTCCGTCAACGGTTTGACAGCAACTACATCACCCTCTATTTTTCTGACACAAAAAATTTCAGGAAGCTTATTGATCCGGAATACAAGGGCAAGCGCACCAAGCGTAAGCCCGTAGGATACAGGAGGCTTCTCAACTGGTGTGCAAAACACTACAAAGTTATTCGCTACCCCAATCTCGAAGCAGACGATGCTCTAGGATTGGAGTGCCACCTAGATCCATCTGACTTCATCCTGATCAGTCCCGACAAGGACATGAAACAGATCGCCTGTCGCCTGTTCAACGGCGAAGAGGAGGTCACTGTCACCCCCGAAGAAGCCGACTACTGGTTCTGGACGCAGTGCCTGACCGGTGATCCGGTGGACGGGTACAAGGGGGTTCCTGGAGTTGGATCAGTAGGTGCCAGGAAGATCCTTGACAAAGCGGAAGATCCATGGGAGGCTATCGTAGCCGCTTACCAAAAGACTGGATTGACCGAGGAGGATGCCCTCCGCAACGCTCGTTTGGCTAGGATCCTTCGTCCTGGTGAATACAATTCCACGACTAAGGAACCTATCCTATGGACCCCATCATTTGGCTAGATCTGATTCTAGTCCTTGCTGTTCTCTACATTCTGGATCGAAATCTCTTTCATTATGTCGATCTACACCTTCAGAATCTTGGAACCACTCTCTCACTACAATTCCATAAAAGACTTCTTGGAGTCCGATTATGGCTCGACCGACAAGCAATGGTCCACAGAGGACCCGTGGGCAAACTCTGGAACGAGTACTGCCTCTGGAAAATCCGAACCAACCCAGCCTACAAAGAGTTATTTGAAAAGCGTGAGTAAGTATTCACCCTCCCACTACCAACGTGGCGGGTCTCAAGTTTGGGACTTCATCATTGATCAGAACCTGGACTTCCTTTGTGGCAATGTGGTTAAGTACATCTGCCGTGCTGGGTATAAGGATTATGAGTCCGAACTGGATGATCTCCTGAAGGCCAAGGCCTACATTGAGAAGAAGATTGCCCAAGTTTCGGAAGGTCGTAATCGATGATCACTCCATCGTTGCTTCAACAGGCCATTACTTTTCGGGAGGTAATGGATCAACCTCTCAACACCTCTGATGAGAATGTTCACGAACTTCAAGCAACTCTGATCAACGAGGAGTACAAGGAGTGGCGTGATGCGTTTGAAGATGAGCTAAGTGTCTCAAAGGTTGATCAATTGAAGGAGCTGGCTGATCTTGTGTTCGTCTGCTACCAGTACGCTGCTGCTCGTGGGTGGAATCTGGACGTGGCCATGCGTGGAGTGTTTGAAAGCAATATGTCCAAGCTGGTCGATGGCAAACCCCTACGTCGAGCAGATGGTAAAGTACTGAAGGGACCTAACTACTATCCACCTATCCTTGACGATCTAGTATGACCAACTTTGCTGACCTGGGAGACCTCCCTAAAACTATCGCCCGGACCGGTCGCGTTCAATCGTGGATCGACAATCCGGAATCGCGCCTTCCCGTCAGTTGCACCGTCTTTGTAGTAGAAGACAGCATGGAGGGTCCCGAGGGTATTGAAGCCTCCTGGCGTTTTGTTTCCCACGCTCTCCGTAATGGTGCTGGTGTTGCGGTCCACCTTTCTAAACTCCGCCCGCTGGGTCACGACAATGGTCACGGCCTTACCGCCTCTGGCCCTGTTTCTTTTGCTCGCATCTACTCGGCTCTTAATGAAACACTTCGAAGGGGAGGATTCTACAAGAATGGGGCTGTGGTATGCCATCTTGACTATACTCATCCCGATGCTATTGATTTCATCCGTGCCAGTCGTTCGGATCTGGCTTGGGTAAAGCGTTGCCTTAATGTTGATAGTCACTTTTTGGAGGATGCTTCTCCAGAACTGATTGCAGCTACCCTTGATGGTATCAAGAAGGGTGACATCTGGTTGAATAAGATTCGTCGTGATGCCTATGGTAAGCGCATCTACGGAAATGTATGCCTTGAGGTCTACCTCCCCAGCCGTGGTACTTGCCTCCTACAACATATCAATCTTGGTGCCTGCGACATTGATGAGCTGGTGCCAGCATTTACCGAGGGCATGTCGTCCCTGGTAGCACTTCATGCTAAGACGGGAGTTGGAGATACTGGAGAATATCTGCCTCCTGAAACTGACCGACAAGTAGGACTTGGTGTTTTGGGCCTGGCTAACTTCCTTGCCTATCACAAAGTCACCTACAAACAATTTGGTCAGGCTTTAGATGATTACTTCGCACACGCATCACAAAATTCCCCCGCCGATGTACTCGTTGGGGAACTTGCCAAGGCCGTTGAAGCAGCAGCACAGATCGCCCGCCACGCCAAGATGGACAGGGCGTTCGCTATTGCTCCTACCGCTTCTTGCAGCTACAGCAACATCGATCTTAGGGGCTTCACTGCCACTCCAGAGTTGGCTCCTCCTATTAGCCGTCACGTCGATCGTGATTCGGGAACGTTTGGGGTTCAGTCATACGATTATCCTGACGACTGCGAAATTGCTGCGGAAGTTGGTTGGGATAACTACACGCGGGTAGTTGATGGAATAGTGCGACTCTTCCAAGATACACTGCTGTTCCATGGGTACTCGTTCAACAGTTGGAGCGATGTAGTAACCTACGACACAGCCTTCCTCAGAGAGTGGCTGGACTCACCCCAAACATCTCTCTACTATGCTCTTCAGGTGATGCCTGATACGCAGGCCAAGGACGATGCTCTGGCTGCACTAAATGATGATTTCAAAGATCTCTTTAACTTTGAAACAGACATTGATCCGGATTGTGGCTGCCCGAAAGTTCAGCCCGACAATGAACCTTGTATTCCTTGCGGAGAATGAACCCCACACTATCGCCCTATGATCAAGTCATCAGCCGCAAACGCAAGTGGACTCCAGTTGCTGTTCAGAAAGGCAAGCTAGTTGATGGTGCCGAAGACGCGATCTACCGTGCCCTTGGTCTACGCCACCTCGAACTGCCTGTTAGAGAATTCCTACAGCAGGGGCTGGAAAAGGAGCTACCTAATACTCCTGGTGTACGTCAAGCTCTGCTATCTAATCAGTTGGATGAAGAGCGTCACGACCAAGCTCTTAACTATGTTGTTGCGGCTCACGGCTCCAACGATAAGTTCGAAGCTGAAGCCAAGCACATCCTCAAGGCATGGCTCGACGCACCAGAACATCCCCTCTTGAAAGCCGCCATCCTTGAACGTAGTGTCTTCTTCGTCATCCTTCCCTTCTTCCGATTCACGGGAGACATCGGCATCCGCACCACAGCAGCAGACATCAGTCGAGACGAACAAACCCATGTCGCGGTCCACTCGATGGTCTGCTCCGAGCTGGGCCTCAAGTCCACATCAGGCCTCAATCGACTTCGTAGAGCGACTGTTGGATGGGTAGTGGATGGACTGTCCTCGTCTGAGAATAAGTATCTGGACAAGGACTTCTGGTTGAACCAATCTGATTCCTTGTATGAACGGGGTAAGGCACCCGGCCTATCCGATACCAAACGTGCCAGGATGCCAGCATTCTTTGAGGCATCTAACACTGACCTCCCTCAGTATGGCTGACAATTACTTAGATCCAGACCTGCTTCCCCTGACCCGTGTGGTTGGGGGGAGTATTTCTCTTAAGAACCTCATTGCTGAACTCGATGAGATGTATCCAGACAACTACCCAGACCACGAGATGACAGCGTGGGAATCCGGTAGGATGGCTGGATGTATTGAAATCATCCGTTACCTCAAATCAAAGGTGTAATTATGTGCTTCCAGGCTCCTTCCCCACCGCCCATGCCAGAGATGCCTCCGTATCCGGAGATGCCCGCAGCGCCCCCACCGCCTCCTACCCCGGTTACTGGCCCTATGGCAGGTGGTTCAACCGCCCCCACTACGATCCGTCCCTCCAAGAGCCAGCGTGCTTCCAGCCAGAGTGCTGCCGCTCGTGGCCCAGGTCGGCTTCGTATTCCCACCGCTTCGGCTTCCACTGCTGGTGCCGCAGCAAGTTCTGCTCCGGAGACTTCCGGTGGCAGCATCAACCTCAACATTGGTAAGTAACAATGGAATCCTCGTCTGCCGCTTCCCGATACGCAAAACTGGCAAGTGACCGGACGATCTTCCTCGATACCGCCAGGGACTGTGCAGCTCTAAGTCTTCCATATCTCCTCACCCCAACGGGTCTGGTGAATGGGCAGAAGCTTCCTACCCCCTGGCAATCTATCGGAGCCAAAGGCGTTAACGTCATGGCCTCGAAGCTGATGCTTAGCCTGTTTCCAGTAACAGCTACGTTCTTCAAGCTTCAGATCAACGACGGAAAGCTGGCCTCGAATCCAGATCTTGATGCTACAATCAAATCAGAGATTGATTTGAGCCTCTCCAAAATGGAGCGGGTAGTCATGCAAAACATTGCCGAATCACAGGACCGTGTTGTCCTCCACCAGGCAATGAAGCATCTGATTGTAACCGGGAATGTCCTGGTATACATGGGTTCGAAGGGTGTGAAGTTGTATCCTCTTGACCGTTTTGTGGTCGTCCGTGATGGAGAGGGTCAACCCACAGAGATCCTTACGGTTGAATCTATTGATCGACAGTTCCTTCCAGAACAATTCCAACACGAAGAGAAAGTAGTCAATCATACTGGCGACAATGCCTCTACCCCTAGCATCGACGTAAATGTTGGTGAAGGCGAGGCTGCTGTTTATACCTGGGCTAAGCTCAAGGATGGGCAGTGGCGCTGGCGGCAAGAAGTAGATGGAGAGGTGGTGCCTGAATCCGAAGGCAAGGCCCCCAAATCAACTAGCCCCTGGCTTCCCCTGCGGTTCAACGTAGTGGATGGTGAGGACTATGGTCGTGGTAGGATTGAAGAGTACCTCGGAGATCTTAAGTCCCTCGAAGGTCTGATGCAGGCCATGGTTGAGGGCTCTGCCGCTGCTGCTAAGGTAGTCTTTCTGGTATCCCCTTCTGCTACCGTTAAACCTTCAACGCTGGCAAAGGCTGGCAACGGTGCTATCATTCAAGGTAGGGCCGAAGATGTTACGGCTGTTCAGGTTCAGAAGCAGGCCGACTTCGCGTCTGCCTACCAGATGATCACCCAGTTGGTACAACGACTGAGTGAAGCATTCCTTATTCTTACTGTGAGGCAGAGTGAACGCACTACTGCTGAAGAAATTCGCGCCACCCAGCAGGAACTCAACGAACAGCTTGGGGGAATCTATGGGAATCTGACAGCCGAACTACTTCGTCCCTACCTCCAACGTAAGCTATTCACTCTTCAACGTTCGGGTGATCTGCCTAAGCTGCCCAAGGGGGTTGTCTATCCAACCGTCATTGCGGGCATCGAAGGCATTGGCCGTGGTCAAGATAGTGAAAGTCTCATGATGTTCTTGAGCACAATCAGCCAATCCATGGGTCCAGAAATGATGATGACGTTTATCAATCCAGAGGAAGCAATCAAGCGATTGGCTGCTGCTCAAGGCATTGATACACTGAAACTGGTGAAGACCCAAGAAGAACGCAACGTTGAGAAATCACAGATGGCCGCCCAGAGTGCTCAAGCATCTCTCATTGGCCAAGCAGGTAATCTTGCCAAGGCTCCACTTCTGGATCCTTCCAAGAACCCTCAAGCAATTGAATCCCTAAGTAATGTCGCTTCCAACTTCTCGCAACTCGGCCAAGGGCAAACCCCCGGAGGATCTCCAGCAGGAGTCGGTCAGTGAGGAATCTTCCTCCACTGAACTGACCCCTCGTCATAAGACTGCTGGAACATCTTCTGTCAGTGCTGATACTGTCAGCTCCAATCTGATTGGTTCTCGACCCCGCATTATCGTTCCTGGCCTCGGCAAAGTTACCCTCGTCATCCACTAATCATTATGCCTGAACTCACATTTGATGCAACCGATCCGGCTGA